GCATAGTGCCGCACAAACGCGCCGTTGATGGACACCCCGCTGCCCAGATCGGCCACCGTGGCCAGGTCTGAACCGTCGAGCATGTTTTGCACATCGGTGGCGGTTTGGGCGGGCATTAGTCGGCCTTTTTGCTGTCGGCTTTGGCCGGTGCTTTTTCGGGCGCGCGGGCCTTGCCGATGGCGGTCAGGTAGTCGGCTGTTTTGCGGTCGGTGTCGACGATGTCGCCGATGGCGCAGGTTTTGCCGTCTACGCGGGTCGGTCGGGTGATCTGTATTTTCATGGTCATTTTCTCGGGTTAAAAACGGGCCGGTTTACCCGGCCCGTTCGTTGGCCGCTTAGGCGGTCAGGGCGTCAAGCATGGCGCTGAAGCTCTGCGCGTGGCGGACGGCGATATCGACATCTTGCAGGGCAACGACGCGGACGGTGCCGCTGGTGCTGCCGGTGCTGGTATCAACATTGATATCCAACCCGCCCCACATGCCGATCAGCAGATCCGCCCAGTTGCCGAAGATCAGCGCGGAGCAAACGCCGGTAGACGTGCCCTTATCGAGCGTGTTCGGCACCTGGTTGGTCTCATACACCGGGTATCCGGCCAGGCGGCTGGCGTCATCGCCCAAAATGAACTGCGCAGTGCTGCTGGCCTTTTCGACCGTCTGCAACTTGCCGACGGTGTCGGAGTTGAGCAGCCAGCCCAGCGAACCCATCATGGCATTATCCTTGGCCACCTCCTTTTTGATGTTGACGATGTGCGCCCAGGTCGGCGCCAGGCCGTTGGTGCCACCGGCAACGTCACCGATGCCTGATGTGTTGAGAATGCCCGTCGGCTGGTTCGACGCACCGCTGCCGTTGATGGCGGCCAGGTCGATGGCCAGGGCCAAACGCAGGGCCAGGTCGTTGCGGACGAAATTCTCGATATCGATCGAGGATTGCAGCAACAGCTTTCGGCTGATGTCGGAAAACGCGCCGACAGTCTTGGGCGACATGGTGACCTGATCGAACGCGGCGGCGCTTTCGGTCGGGCTGCCGGATTCCGCGACCCAGTAGGCGGTTGCCCCGCTGGTCTGGCGCGGAATGGCGACATTGCCGACCAGCCCGGTCAGCATGGTGGCGCCGGCCTGGCGTACGGCCATGGCGTTTTCCAGTCTGTCGATGAACGAATCGGCCAGCAGGTCGGTGGATACCGTGTGACCGCCTGCGGTGGCGGTGCCGACGGTCAGGTCACGCTTGGCCCGCAACACATCAGACGGAATCATGACGCCTTCCGGGTCTTTGCCAGCACGCTCGGCAGCGGCGCTGGATACGTCGAACTCGTAAGCAGCGGCCTGCTGGGCGGCGCGGTTGGTCGGGTTGGCCAGGGCGTTGATGAGGCGCACAAAAGAATACTGGCGGATCTCGTTGTCGTTCATGCCGATGTCGGCGTCGCCAACGGCGACTGGCTTGGCATCGCCAATGCGCTCAAGCAGCGCCGCGCGGAATGCATCCAGTGATTTGCCGTTGTTGATGAACGAGCGGCCTAGATCGGTCTGGCCAAAAGACTCGGCCAGTTTTTCGATGCCGTTGATGCGCTTCAATTCATCAGCGCGAATCTTTTCGACATCAACCGTCGGTTGAGAGACTGCCGCAGCGGGAGCCGGGGCGGCGCGTGTGTCGGTTTCCTGCGACACGTCAGGTTTTTTGTCATCAGACATAGTGATTACCTCGGTTTCAAAACGAGTTTCAGAGTGACGAGCGACGCCGACGCTGTGGTCAGCCGGTACGGATACGAAACTGACTTCATAGGGTTCCCAATCGGTCGCGCGATAGCTTTCGATGTCGTCGTCCTGTTCCTCAAGCACCAGTTTGTGGATGCGATACCCCACGCTGATATGCTTTCGGATGCCATCGACCACGTCCTGGAATACCTCGGTTGCCCGGGTTCCATTGCCAAATCGAACCACCGCCCGCCCCACGCGGTCAGCGCCAACTTGTACGGATTCCACGACGCCGACGTGGTCACGGGCGTCATGGTCCATCAAGACCGGCCCGCCATCCTGTAAGCGCCCCACGCGCACGGATGACGGACCATGGTCGAGAATTTCGCGGCCAAACCAACGGTCGACGGGTTCCTCGCTGGAAAACGCCAATTCGACGGTTCGGGCCTCGGTATCGATGCCGTTGCGCGCAATCGGCGCGCTGCGGTACTCGATGCCGGTTTTAATCGTTTTCTGTGTCGTCTGTGTCATTGCTCATGTCCTGCTGTTTGCCAGCGTTGATTTGCAGACCGTATTCGGCGGCCAGATCCTGTTCGTATTTCAATTGCTCGAAGGTTTCGCGCAGGTCTTTACCTTTGGCGGCGAGTATTTCGGCGCGGGTTTGTGTGCCATTGGCGATGCCGGTTTCGTGCGCTTTGCTATCCTTGAGCGGGTCAACCCAATCCCAGCCGCGCGGCTGCCAGACAACGCTTTTGAATTTATCCATTTTGTCGGGCGGCAGCGGCAGTTTCTGCGTGGCCAGGGCCATGGGTAGCCAGTTTTCGTAAACCACGGCACAAAATTGTTCAGCCATCCAACCCTGTAGCACGCGCCACTGTTCGCGCTCGTCCAGAACGCCCTGCCGTATGCTGGAAAAATTGACGCCTTCCAAGTCGTTGGCCAGGCTGTTGTAGGCCACGTTCAGACCAGAGGCGGCACCGCGCAAAACTGATTTCGTGAAATCACCGTAAGCGCTGGTCGGGTGTTGCGGGTCAAAGGATTGGAACCCGTAACCCTCGGGCAAAGTTTCGAATAATCCTGGCTCGGCCTCCTGAATCAGATCATGGTCGTCATAGTCGACGCCCTCGGCGCCCAGTTCATCGACCAGGGCCGCACCGCTTCCGTCCGGGCTGGTGTAAAAACCCATCTTGGATGCACCCAGCCTCGCGGCGACCAGTTCGGCCTCCTCATAACCGCCCAGCATATTTAGCCGCCGAATGGCGGTATGCATCCAGGGCACGCCACGGTTTTGCCCGGGTCGGTCGACGATGAAACAGTGTTCGATATCGGACGCTGGCACTTTTTCGTAGTGCTTGCCGCCCCACAGGTAGGCATTGTCGCCCGGATGCCGGGTGAACAGGTGATAAAATACCGGCCGATCGAATTGGTTCAACTCGACGCCCATTACGATGCGGTTGCCGTTGGCCAGGTGCCGATTGTAGTTTTCGTCCAGGTGGTCGGCCTCGATAATCTGCAACGCATAACCAAATGCAAACGTGCGCCCGTTGTCACGAATGTGTCGCACCAACACTTCGCCATCACGCGCCACGGCGGTGATGAACTGGCGCTGTGAATCACGAAAAGAAAGCCGGCCGTTAGCGCTGCAATAACGCGGGCGGCACCATTCGGCCCAGGCTTTTTCGATGACTTGATTATCTTCTTCATCGGCCATGCCATCCGGCCAGGTGGTACGGGCCTGCAACCGGATGCCGTTGACGCCGACCACATTGGCCTGGAGCATGTGCAGGAATTTTTTGGCGTAGTCGTTATCCATGCACAACTGCCGCGAGCGAGCGCGCAGTTTGCGCAGGTCTCGCCGGATCGCTTCATCGGGCGACAGCGCGGACCCGGTAAAGGATGCCGTCAACCTGTCCTGATTCGCCGCAGCGAATGCGCGATGACGAATACGACTGGGAGCAGGCTTGCGCATGGTCTTGTGATGCCATTTTCCGTCGATGATCTGGTATTCGTAATTCGCCATTAAAACCGTACCTTGATTGATCCGCCGCCCTTACCAGCCCGCGCCCGCGCTTTGCGGTTTTCCTTGACCAGCTCACGTTTCCAAAACATGAGATGTTCCAACAGTTTGGCCGGATCTCGGGTGGCGCTGGCGTCGATGCCCAGGTCATAACTGAGCACGTCGAGCTGGTGATTGTCGGCGCGTTGTTCGATGGCGGCCTCGATCTTGGCGACCATGCGCGCGGCCAGGCTGCGCGGGTCGGTGGCGTCGGTGGCCTTGTTGACGGTGACCACCATCTGGCCGCCGCCGATCTTGATGCGGGCGCTGTCGCTGTCGCGGGTGATGTAGGTGTCGTAGTTGTAGGTGCCGGCGTCATAACCGGCGGTAGTGGCGCTGGCCAGGCTGACCAGGTAGTCGCCGTTGCCGTCATCGCTGGCGGAAATCGATATCTTGCGGCCGGTGGTGGATTGCAGGCGCAGGATGTAGCTGAGCGTGTAACTGCCTGTCGGGTAGTCGCTCGACAGGTCCGTGCGCTTCCACTGCACAAAATCGCCGGCCGTGATCTCGCCGGGTTCGGTGGTCGGTGCGTTGGAGGCGTCAAATAAATTGCTCATTGGCGCAGATTAACGCGCAACTGTGCAACACGCTGCCGCGCGCTTGCACTATTTTTTACAGGTTATCAATCACCGTAAATTGTTGGATATCGGTGTAAAAATCCTGCGCACCGATAACAACGTGGCCCTGAATGCTCCAGGTGCCGGCGATGTTTAAAAATGCCGCCTCTGTGGTGTAATCCAGCACACCATCAGTCCCATTTGTAGCGAATACGCCGGCCTTGGCGCTGCGCGCGCCATCGGCGCTTTCAAATATTAATTCTTTGGTGGTCGCGCTGCTGATATCAATGACCACGGCATCACAATCCTTGAACGTCATGCGAAATACGGTGCCGACATTGTTTTTTTGTACGCTGGTGCAGGCCATGGTTATATGCTCCCGGTCAATGTGAAAATTTGCACGATACGATTATCCAGGCTGATGTGCGTGGCGATGGTGCCTGTGATTGTGTGCGTCGATGCAACGGTGCCTGTCGCCGTGATAACCCGGACAATCGTGCCAGTGATTGTGATGATGTCAGCCACGGCCAAAATCCATTAATTTTGACACGCGGCCGACAAACGCGCGCACTGACCGGATGACGACATCCGCGCCGGTCATGTACCAACTTTTACGGCTGAATGATTTGGGGCTGAATGATTTGGCGCTGAACATTAGGGCGTTACCCCTGTTTTGCGCCATGGGTCGGCCTCGCTGCCGTCGCCTGTGACTGCATTGTCGTTTATGCTTTGCGCGTTTGCATCAACCTGATTTGCGAGCGTGAATGTCAGTTGATCGGTTTTGCCTTTGATCACGGCAATGCTGGCATTGTCCGGGTTGACTGTCGCAAAACCCGTAGCTGTGATCCAGTTGCCCTGGTTGGTTTGCAGTTCGTTGGTGTCCTCGGTGATGGTTGCGAGTTGCGTATCCAGATTGGCCGAGGCCAGGCCGATGGCTGCTCGGATGCTGGCCTCGCTGACTGATGCGGACGCATCAACGACGTTTGGCGCTGTGAATGTCAATTGATCTGTTTTAGCTTTGATGGCGCTGGTATTGGTGTTGACCGTGCCAATCGTGTCGAGTTTAGCGCTTTCCGCCGCAGTCAACCCGCTGACGCCGGTTTCCGGGCCTTGGTATACTCGATCGTTTGGAACCCACCATACGGTGTTTGATGTGGACGCGATGATGCTTGCCCCGTCCTTTCTGATCCATAAACCCTCTGTCACTTTTAATGGTAATGTCGGGTGTATGTTTTCGATTTGCAACTGTCCGTCCACCTCGATATTCCGCACATCCGGGTTGTATTGCAGCGCCTTGGGGTTATAGGTGGCAATACCTGTCGCCGTGCTGCAAATGTAACGCCACCAGGCAATACCTTTGCGGCTATCGAACACACCGTCCGGGTCGTTTGCATCGATCTGGATGTTGGCAAAATCGGCCTTGATCTCACCGGTTGCCGGGCTGGCGTCCAGGTCGATCGCTTCCCCATCAAAACCCAATGCATTGTGTTTGGTGTCGTCCTCCATCGAGTCGAGTAGTGTAAACCCGGCTGATGTGATGACCCCGATGCCGGTCAATGGCAGCTTTGCATTCGTGCCAGAATGCCAGTTGACCTTGTAGCTGATGTTGATGTCTGCTGTGTAAAGCAGCGCAAAACTGTAACCGCCACCACCCGTCACCAGTGAATTATCGATTTCTGCGGATGAATCCTCGTTGTATATCCTGACCCGGGCACCGTCTGGAATGTTTGGCATTAGAATAGATACCTGAACGGCTGGCGTGTAGTAAGTCCCATCATCAGCCTGGAACCGGATAAAATCCGGGTGATCAGACACCCCGCGTTGGCAGTAAAATCCAACCAGCGTCGGGGTCGCTCCCTCTTGATAACCTCGCTCAGTCTCGACGCCGCCTGATACATGGATGACCATGTCAGGCATCTCAGCCCACCGCAGCCCGGTGCTGCCAGGTAT